CTACTGACTGGCCCAGACGATGCGATGCATGAACGCCAGTTCGTCGAGGCCGAAGCTGTAGCCGGGATGCGCCGGATTGAGGCTGGCGAGTTCCACCCGGCGCGCCGATTGCCGCAGCAATTCCTTCGCCATCACCTCGCCCTTGCGGGTGCGCACCACCACGCGGTCGCCACGGCGGACCGGCGCGCCCGGCGAGACGATCACCACATCGCCGTCGCGGAACACCGGCTCCATCGAATCGCCGCTGATCTCGAGCGCGTAGGCGTTCGGGTCGGGCACGTCCGGCACCGCGATCTCGTCCCAGCCGCCACCGACAGGGTAGCCGCCGTCATCGAAATAGGCATCGCCACCAGCCTGGGCGAGGCCAATCAGCGGGATCCGCCGCCCCGGCAGGGCCCGCCCGCGGGTCAAGGCCGGCGCGCCGGTGACCAGCGACGCGAAGGCGTCGATGCCCGTGCCGGTCGCCATGAGCACCTTGGCGACGCTCTCGGTCGAAGGCCAGCGCGCGCGGCCGTCCGGCCCCGTACGCTTGGAGGGGTTGAAGGCGGTCGGGTCGAGCCCGGCCTTCCGGGCAAGGCCCGAGGCGGAGAGGCCGTGTTCGGCGGCCAGCGCATCCATCGCCCGCCAGACATCCTCGTGGCGCATTGCATCCTCGTTGGCCCGATTCGGGCGGTTCCTGGGCATCACATCCTAGGTTTCGAGTCGCCACGCAATAGGAACTTGTGCCTTGCAACTCGGGGTAGAACACGCTAGGGTCCATTTGTTCCTAATATGTTCGCGTCCGCACCAGGAGACCCCCCGACCATGCCCCTCGCCCCGAGCCGCCAAGCCATCCTCGCGAGCCTCGCCAAGGCGGAACCCTTCACCTCGTCCGAGGAGGCCTGGTTCTGGACCATGGCCGCGCTGATCGCGCGCCGCGACGGCGCCAGGCTCTCCGCCGGCCGCGGGGCCGTGGTGCGGCCCTGCGAGCCTGACGATGTCGTGAAGTGCCTCGACCGGCTGTACCGCCAGCGCCGGATCGAGCTGCACCACGCCCGCATCCTGCGCATCTGGGGGGAACGCGGCTCGGCGCCCAATCCCCGCTTCCCGGCCGAGCGCGGGGACGCGCAGATCTGGCGCGAAGCGATGGAGCGGCTGGACTTCCCGCTGCGCCAGAAAGGGATCGTCGCGGGGACGCCGCGCGGCTTCGCGCCCGCCGGCGAGGTCATCGCGTTCCCGGCGGCCTTTCCGGGCGCGCGGCCATGAAGCGCCTGGCGCATCGCCGCGTCGCGGAGGGCGGGCAGTTCCTCTGGATCGCCTTCGGCGGCCAGGCGGACCAGCCCTGGCTGCGCGCCTTGCGGCCAGGCTTCCGCCACTGCTTCGCCGCGCTGGCGGACGACACCGGCTGGACGGTGCTGGAGCCGCTGTCGGGCAGGCTCATGGTCTCGCGCCTGGTCGTGCCGGCGGATTTCGACCTGCCCGGCTTCTACCGCCGCGCGGGGCTGGCGGTGGTGGGCCCGTTCCGGCCGGGGACGACGCGGCGGCGCACGCTGCCCGATCTCAGCCCCTTCACCTGCGTGGCCCTGTGCCGGGCGCTGCTGGGCGATGGCGCGCCCTTCGCGCTGACGCCCTATGCGCTGTACCGCAAGCTCGGCGGCCCCCCGGCGCTGGAATCCACTCGAAATAGGAAAAAAGTCTTGACACTGGCCTGACCCCCCGCTATCACCGGCTTCGCCACGGGGCGAGTTGCGTCCCGCGGCGATCTCCTCCCCGGTCCTGAACTTCCGAAGGCCCGTCCGGCGCAAGCCGGGCGGGCCTTCGGCCTTTTTCGGGACCCAGACCGAAGGACGAGCGCATGGGTGGCCTGTTCAGCGCGCCGAAGCCGGTGGAGCTTCCGCCCCCGGCGCCGGTGGAGTCCGTCGCCGCAGCCAACACCCGCAACGCCGAGAGTGCCGAGGACGCGGCCCGCGCCGCGCGGGTGCGTGCGGTGGAACGCGCGCGGCGGGGACTCGCCGGCACCATCGCGACCGGCGCGCGCGGCGTGCTCGAACCGCTGCCCGGTTCGGCCACCCGCAAGACGCTGCTCGGGGAATGAGCGCCATGGGACCCGAGGAGATTCTCGCGCGCCAGGCCCGCGCCCTGGCACGCCGCCGGCCGCTCGAAGCCGGCTGGCAGGATTGCTACGATCATGCGCTGCCCACACCCGGCAGCGCGCCGCTGTTCGACGCGACCGCCGCCGACGCGGCCGAGCAGCTCGCCGCCTCGCTGCTGGCCGAGCTCGCGCCGCCCTGGTCGCGCTGGTTCGCCCTCGCGCCCTCCCGCAAGCTGGATGGCGCGCAGGACCAGGCGCTGGCGCGCACGTTGAGCGAGGCCGCCGAGACCCTGCAGCATCACCTGGATCGCTCCAATGTCGCGCTGGAACTGCACCAGGCCTTCCTCGATCTCGTCGTCGCCGGCACCGGCCTGCTCAGCATCGAGGAGGCGCCGCCTGGAGAGGCGACCGCGCTGCGTTTCCGGGCCGTGCCGCTGCGCGAGGCGGTGCTGGAGGAAGGCGCCTCCGGCCGGCTCGACACCGTGTTCCGAACGCTGCGCCTGAGCGATGAGGAGATCATCGCCCGGTGGCCGCAGGCGCGCCTGCCGCGCGCGAAGCACGATGCGGAGGCCGAGAAGCGCCGCATCGTCGAGGCCGCGTGGCCCGATGCGAAGCGCGGCCATCGCTTCGCCGCGGTGCTGGACGCGGACGAGGGTCCTTCGCTGCTCGCCGAGGGGAGTTTCGCCGAGAATCCGTTCATCGCCTTCCGCTGGCTGAAGCTGCCCGGCGAGACCTATGGCCGGAGCCCCGTGGCGAAGGCGCTGCCGGACATCCGCACCGCCAACAAGGTGGTCGAGCTGATCCTGAAGAACGCCTCGATCGCCGCGACCGGCATCTGGCTGGCCGAGGATGACGGCGTGCTGAACCCGGCGACGATCCGCCTGGTGCCCGGCGCGATCATCCCGAAGGCGCAGGGTTCCGCGGGCCTCACGCCGCTCGCCGCGCCAGGCAATTTCGACGTGTCGCAGATCGTGCTGAACGACCTGCGCGCGCGCATCCGCGGCGCGCTCCTCGCCGACCGGATCGCCGCCTCCGAGAAGGCCGCGATGACCGCGACGGAGGTGCTGGAACGCAGCGCCGCGGCCGCGCGCCTGCTGGGTGCGACCTATGGGCGGCTGCAGGCGGAGTTGCTGACGCCGCTGGTGGCGCGCTGCCTCGGCATCCTGCGCCGGCGCGGCGAGGTGCCGCCGCTGACGCTCGACGGGCGGGAGGTGCGGCTGGTCTACGCCTCGCCGCTGGCGCGCGTGCAGGCGCGCGCCGATGCCGCGGACACGCTGCTGTTCATCCAGGCCGCCGCCGGGCTCGGCGGCGCGGCGAAGGACGCGGTGGATGCGGGCGCCGCCGCGCGGTGGCTGGCCCGGACGCTGGGCGCTCCGCCGGAAATTCTCCGGCCGGAAGCGGTCTCCGCACCCGAAACAACCAACCAGGAGTGATCTCCGGCATGTCCGAGAATCTTCTCGACACGGCGCCTGACCAGAAGAACAGCGCCGAGACCAGGCTCGACATCCCGGAAAAGTTCCGGGACGAAGCGGGCGGACTGCGCGTCCAGGCGCTGCTGAAATCCTATCTGGAGCTGGAGCGCGCGCTGGCCCGCCGCGTCGCCGCGCCGGCCGAGGATGCGCCGGACGAGGACCGCGCGCGGTGGCGCCGGATGCTCGGCGTGCCGGATGCGCCGGATGGCTACGAGATCACGGCGCATGAGATGTGCGGCCCGGATCCCGAGGTCAACAAGCGGCTGCACGAGGCCGGCTTCACCTGCCGCCAGGCGCAGCTCGTCTACGACCTCGCGGCTGAACGCCTGCTGCCGCTCATTGCCGAGGCGGCAAGCGAGTTCGAGGCCGGCCGCCAGCGCGAGAAGCTTGCTGCCGAGTTTGGCGGCGAGGAGCGCTTCCGCCGCCTCGCCCCGCAGATCGCCGCCTGGGGCAAGGCCAATCTCTCCGAGCCGGTCTTCGTCGCGCTGGCCACGACCGCCGAGGGTGTTGTCGCCATGCACCGCATGATGGCCGCGAAGGAACCGCCGCTCTCACGCGACAACGGTGCGGAGGCGGCGCCGGACGAGGCGGAGTTGCGCAAGATGATGCGCGACCCCCGCTACTGGCGCTCCCGCGAGCCGGAATTCGTGCAGCGCGTGACGGATGGCTTCCGGCGGCTGGTGGGGCGGAACTGACGCCTCCCGCCACGCTCTCTGTCGCCCTCCCCCGTGTCCCGCCGCAGGCGTGCCGTCGGCACGTTGCGGGGGAGGAAAGCTACCGGTGCCTCCCGCCCTCCCCGCGGTCGAGGCGCCGGTCGCGGGGCGGATGGCGCGGGCCTCACAGGCCCCCATCCGCCCCGCCCGAATTCCACGCGCAGCCAACCCGCAAAGGGCCTGCGCGCGCCTCGGCCCGCACGCTGCCCGCCCGGTCAACAGCGCCGCGACGCCATCCCCGAAACCCCCCTGATCCAAGGAGGCCTGCCCATGTCCGGCAGCACCCAGATCGACGCCGTCTTCACCAAGCAGTTCCAGGCCGAGGTCCACGAGGCCTATCAGCGCCAGGGCTCCAAGCTGCGCAAGACGGTGCGCAGCAAGACCGGCGTGACCGGTTCCAGCACCTTCTTCCCCAAGGTCGGCAAGGGCGTCGCCGCGGCGAAGACCCGCCACGGCAGCGTGCCCGTGATGAACCTCGAACACGCCCAGGTCGAATGCGTCCTGCAGGACTACTATGCCGGCGACTGGGTCGATCGGCTCGACGAGCTCAAGACCAACATGGATGAGCGCGAGGTCATCGCGAATGCGGGCGCCTATGCGCTCGGCCGCAAGACCGATGAGCTGATCATCGCCGCGCTCGACACCGGCACGCGCGAGGCGCTCGGCACCTCCACCGGCACCACGGATGCCGATGGCCTGACCAAGCAGAAGGTGCTGCTCGCCTTCGAGATGACCGGCGCGGCGGACGTCCCCGATGACGGCCAGCGCTACGCGGTGGTCGGCTGGAAGCAGTGGAGCCAGCTGCTCGAGATCGAGGAGTTCGCCAATGCCGATTATGTCGGCGCGGACGAACTGCCGTGGCGCGGCACGCAGGGCAAGCGCTGGCTCGGCGCGCTGTGGATGCCGCATTCCGGCCTGACCAAGGCGGGGCTGCTGCGCTACTGCTACTTCTACCACCGCACCGCGATCGGCCACGCCGCCGCCGCCGAGGTGCAGACCGACGTCACCTGGCACGGCGACCGCGCCGCGCATTTCGTCTCCAACATGATGAGCCAGGGCGCCGTGCTGGTGGACACCACCGGCGTCGTGCGCATGGAATGACGCGCATGCGCGCGAAGGCGTAGGCGCGCGAAGGCGTAGGCGCGCGAAGGCGTAGGCGCGCGCTCCCTCTCCCGCGCCTCTTCTCCCTCTCCTGCGTCGTGCCGGAGGCACGCCTTCGGCGTGATGCAGGGGGAGGCCGGGGTGGGGGTGCGAGGATCAGCGCGCCCTGATGCACGAACCCCCACCCAACCCTCCCCCGTAAACGGGGGAGGGCTTTTCCGCTTGCGTGGAAGGCCCCCGATGTCCCTCACCGCCCTCGCCCTCTGCTCCCGCGCGCTGCTGCGCCTGGGCGCGCAGCCCATCGCCTCCCTCACCGAAGGCACCGCGGAAGCGGAGGTCGCGGCGAATCTCTATCCCGGCCTGCGCGATGCCGTGCTCTCGGTCCATCCCTGGTCCTTCGCCACCGGCCAGGCCGATCTCCCGCGGCTGCTGGCGACCCCGCATGCCGATTTCGCGCATGCCTTCCAGCTCCCGCCGGACTTTCTCCGCGCGCTGTCCGCCGGCAGCGCGGGGCGCGGCCGCGGCATCGTCTATCGCCTGCATGAGGACCGGCTGCACGCCGACGCCGATGCGGTAACCCTCACCTACATCTTCCGCCCCGACGAAAGCGCCTTCCCGCCCTTCTTCGCCGCCGCGCTCGTCGCGCGGCTCGCCGCGGAATTCTGCCTGCCGCTCACCGAATCCGCCTCCCGCGCCGAGATCCTGTTCCGCCTCGCCGAGCAGGAGCTGCGCCAGGCGCGCCAGGTGGACAGCCAGCAGGACACGCCGCGCGCGATCGAGGGTTTTCCCCTGGTCGATGTGAGAGGCTGAGATGCCCGCCGCCACCCGCCGCCTGAAATCCAGCTTCGCCGCCGGCGAGCTGGCGCCGGAACTCTATGGCCGCAGCGACCTCCGTGCCTTCGAGAATGGCGCGCGGCGCCTGCGCAACGTGATCATCCAGCCGACCGGCGGCGTCGCCCGCCGACCGGGCCTTGCCCATGTCGCCACGCTGGCCGGCCCCGCGCGGCTGATCCCCTTCGAGTTCAACACCGAGCAGACCTACCTGCTGGTGCTGACCGAGGGCCTGCTGCAGGTATTCCGTGACGACGTCGAGGTGGCGAGCCTGCCCGGCCCCTGGAGCGGCTGGATGCTGCCGCAGATCGCCTTCACCCAGAACGCCGACACGCTGCTGCTGTTCCATGGCGAGATGCCGCCGAAGCGCGTCACCCGCACCAGCCACGCCAGCTGGACGATCTCCGACTTCCTGTTCAGCGCGCTGCCCTTCCACAATTTCCACGAGGGCGTCGGCCTGGCCGCCAGCGCGACCACAGGCAGCGTCACCGTCAACGCCACGCATCCGGTGTTCGCGCCCGCCCATGTCGGCACGCGCATCCGCATCGAGGCGAAGCGCCTGGTCGTCACCGGCTTCACCAGCCCCTTCGCGGTGACGGCGACGGTCGAGGACACGCTGACCACCACCGCGATCACGGGCTACTGGGACGAGACGGCGTTCAGCGCCGTGCGCGGCTGGCCGATCTGCGCCTGCTTCCACCAGGCGCGCCTCGTGCTGGGCGGCGCGCGCGACCTGCCGAACCGGCTCTGGCTGTCGCGCACCGGCGATCTCGGCGATTTCGACCCCGGCACCGGGCTCGACGACGAGGCGATCGAATTCGCGCTGATGTCGGACCAGGTGAACGCGATCCGCGCGGTCTTCTCCGGCCGCCACCTCCAGGTCTTCACCTCGGGCGCGGAATGGATGGTGAGCGGCGATCCGCTGACGCCCTCCTCGATCCAGCTGCGACGGCAGACCCGCATCGGCAGCCTGGTGGACCGCATGGTGCCGCCGGTTGATGTCGACGGCGCCACCGTCTTCGTCGCGCGCAACGGCCGCGCGGTGCACGAATTCGCCTATACCGATGTCGGCGATGCCTACCAGGCCAACGATCTCGGCCTGGTCGCGCGGCACCTGCTGCAGCAGCCGGTCTCGATGGCCTATGACCAGACGGCGCGGCTGCTGCACATGGTGATGCAGGATGGCAGCATCGGCACGCTCACGCTCTACCGCGCCGAGCAGGTGATCGCCTGGACACGGCAGGAGACGCAGGGCTTCTTCCGCGCCGTCGCCGAGACCGACGGCCGCGTCTTCGCCGCGGTGGAACGCTACGGCGCCTGGCGCCTCGAACGCTTCGACACGGCGCTCGGCCTCGATGCCGCGCTGTCCGGCAGCGCGCCGGCGCCGCAGGACGAATGGACCGGGCTCGGCCATCTGGAGGGGCTCGCCATCGGCGTGCTGGCCGATGGCGCGCCGCGCGCCGACGCCACGGTGAGCGGCGGGCGCATCCTGCTGGATCCGCCCGCGGCCGCCGTGCAGGCCGGCCTCGGCTTCAGCCATGTGATCGAGCCGCTGCCGCCGCAGCTTGGCCTCGGCCAGGGCACCGGCGTGGCGCCGGTGCGGCTGGTCTCGGCGACCTTCCGCCTGCTCGCGACACCGGCCTTCAGCGTGGACCTCGGGCGCGGCCTGCGCACCGTGCCGTTCCACCGGCTCGATACCGCGCTGCTGGATGCCGCGCCGGCGCCCTTCACCGGCGACATCGCGCTGCGCGCGCTGGGGTGGCGGCGCGATGCGATGGCGCCGCTCTGGCGGGTGGAGGGCGATGCGCCGCTGCCGCTCAACCTGCTTTCCGTCACCACCGACCTGAGGATGAACGACTGATGGCCCAGCTCGCCCCGATCGCGACCCTGCTCGGCGCCGGCGCCACCGTCCTCTCCACGGCGCGCCAACAGCAGGTCCAGGGCGCCCAGGCGCGCCAGCAGGCCGAGGCCGCGCGCGCGCAGGCCGAGGCGCGCAACCAGCAGCTCGCCGCACAGCAGGCCGCGGACCAGCGCAGCCGCCAGGCGCGGCTTGCCGGCACCACCGCCTCCGCCCGTGCCCGGCTCGCGGCGGGCGGCGTCGCGCCGGATGAGGGCTCGGCCGGCGCGCTGACCGCGGGGCTGGAGCGCGACGCGGCGGCCGCGCAGGCCGATTCCGACGCGCTCTTCGCCGCGCGCCTCGCCGCCGGGCGGCGCAGCCTGCTGAACGATGATGGCTCGCTGGTGCCCTGGCTGCGCGCCGGCGCGAGCTTCGGCAATTCCCTGAGAAACCTGTTGGATTGAATCGCGCGCCGCGCCTCCCCAACGAGCATCGGAGCCCCCCATGTCCGAGCACATCCGCATCGGCGATGTCGCGCCGCGCGTGCAGTATGTCGGCGACGGAATCCGCACCGTCTTCGCCTTCCCCTTCCCGATCTTTGCCGAGGATGACCTCGAGATCCGCGTTGGCGCCGTCGTGCTCTCCGGCGGCTTCTCCGTCGCTGGCGCCGGCCTCAGCGAAGGCGGCAGCGCGACGCTGACCACGCCTCCGGCGATCGGCGCCACCGTCACGCTGCGCCGCCGCGTGCGCGTCCAGCGCAACACCGATTTCCAGGACAACGGCCTGCTGCGCGCCCGTACGCTGAACGACGAGCTGGACCGCCTGGTCGCGGTGCAGCAGGAGCAGCGCGAGGAAATCGGCTCCGCGCTCCGCCAGGACCCGTCGGAGGTCGGCGGCCAGCTTCTGCTGCCGATCCGCGGCGCGCGCGCCAACCGCCTGCTCGGCTTCGACGCCAATGGGGATGCCGCGGTCTTTCCGCGCGAATCCGGCCTGCTCACCGCGCCCTATCCCGGCGCGGTGCCGCGCACCGCCGAGGACAAGCTCGGCGAACGGCTCTCGGCGCGCGACTTCGGTGCGCTCGGCGATGGCGCGACGGATGACGGGCCGGCCTTGCAGGCCGCGATGAACGCCGCCGCCGCCGCCGGCAAGACGCTGCTGATCGGCGAAGGCAGCTTCCGGACGACGCTGCCGCTGATCCTGCCCGGCGCCGCCGCCGGCCTGGTGATGCGCGGCGCCATTCTCTACGCCGGCGCCGCCAGCCAGGTCGCGCTGACCATCGGCGATGGCGGCGCGGCGCGGAACGCGCGCAAGATCCTCACCGGCCTGACCGTGCTGCGCGCCACGCAGTCGGACTGGTCGAGCGATGCCGATATCGGCCTGCTGCTGCGCAACCTCGATGCCAGCCTGGTGGAAATCCGGGAGGTCACCGGCTTCACCATCGGCGTGCGCACGCTGGGCGATGAGCGCGGCTTCGAGGACACCACGCTGGTGCTGGGCCGCTTCGTCAACAACCGCATCGGGCTCGACATCCACGCCGCGACGGCGGCCGCCTGGAACACCTCGATCCGCTACTACGGCGGCCACTTCGCCGTCGGCAGCACGCTGCATCCCGCGCTCGATCGCTTCGGCATCCGGCTTTCCGCCGCGCCGGGCGCCTATGTCGCGCACAACCGCCATGTCTTCGACGCGCCGAATTTCGAGCTGAACGCCGAGGACAAGCCGGCGATCGCCGGCATCCCCTTCCTCTGCGAGGTGAACAGCCGCGCCATCCTCGCGCGCGGGCTGCGCATGGAAGGCTGCTCCCCCTTCGTCGCGCGCCACACCGCCGGCGCGCAGGACCATGTCTATGAGGTCGCCTGGGCCAGCCAGGCCTATCGGGTGGAGATCCAGCACACGGCGGCCGCGACCCGGCTTGGCGGCGTGGTGCGCGCGATGCACCAGGCCGCGCCGCATGTGCTGGCGACGCGCGAGGTCGCGAGCGTGCCTTCGCTGCGTGCCGCGGCGATCCGCTGGAACGCGACGGAGACCGGCTTCGAGAGGCTCGCGGTGCTGTCCTCCAACGTCTCCGGCTCGCCCGCCGTGCTGGCCGATTTCGCCTTCCCGGCGCTGGACCAGATCACCCTGACCATCCGCGGCGCGGTGCTGGGCGGCGGCCGCGCCCTGGGCTTCGTCGTGGACGCGCGGCAGTGCAAGGATTTTTCCCTTGCTGTCGAGGCCGACACGCCGCGCCTGATGGTGATGACCTTCGATGCCGCGATGAACCTGCTGACCGATGCGGGCGGCCAGCGCGTGCTCGCCTCCGGCCAGTCCGTCACCTGGAACCCCACCGCGAAATGGTGGCAGGGCTCGGCCGACATGCTGGATTCCACGCTGACGCGGCTGCAGGCGGTCCGGCTCGGCGCCGACGTCGCCTATGCGATCATCGGCCTCGCGCGGCTCTCCGCCGATTACGAGGTGCGCGCCATGCGGCTCGCCTGCGATCCGCGCCACGCGCCCGCGCTGCTCTACGGCCTGCCCGACCTGCGCCACGGCGCGCGCGAACTGGTCGCCGAACAGGCCTGGGACCCGCCCTCGATCGCCGCCGGCGCCAGCGCGCAGACCAATGTGCCCGTCAGCGGCGCACGCCCCGGCGACTTCGTGCAGGCCGCCTATTCGCTCTCGACCTCCGGCATCGTGTTCCTGGCGCAGATCGGCGCGCAGGATGTGGTGACGGTCACCGCGTGGAACCGTTCCGGTGCCGCCGTCGATCTCAGCGCCGGCACGGTGCGCGTGCGCGTGGTGAAGGCATGAAGCGGCCGCGCAAGCCTGCCGTCGTCACGCCGCCGATGACGCCGACGCAGCGGGAAGCAGCCGTCAAGGCGCTGAGCCATGCCTATCATGGCTTCCTGACCGACACCGCGGAGGAGGACCCGAAGCGCTTCACCGCCCGCATCGCCGCGGCGCGCGAGGCGCTGGACCAGCTCGCCCAGCTCCGCGACCCCGACGACGCCGCCGAGCCCAGCGAGGAGGCGGTGCTCGCCGAAGCAAGGGCCGAAATCGCGGACGAGAACAAAACATGATCAAGCGGGCCGATCCCTCGCAACCCGCCGACCTCGTCGAATTCGCCTGGATCTGGAACCGCCGCGCGCGCCAGGGCACGCCCGCGCTGCATCGGCGCGTGCTGCGCTGGCTTGAGGAGGCGCTGGCCGTCGATCGGCGGCTTCTCCTCATGGCCTTCCGCGGCGCCGGCAAATCCACGCTGGTCGGGCTGTTCTGCGCCTGGCGGCTCTATCGCGAACCCGACACGCGCATCCTGGTCCTCGCCGCCGACCACGCGCTGGCGACTCGCATGGTCGCGACGGTGCGCCGCATCCTCGCGCGCCATCCGCTCTGCGGCACGCTGCTGCCCGAGGCGGGGCAGGGCGAATGGGCCGCGGACCGCTTCACCGTGGCGCGCGAAGCGGTGCTGCGCGATGCGTCGATGCTCGCCTCGGGCATCACCGGCAACATCACCGGCGCGCGGGCCGAGTTGATCATCTGCGACGATGTCGAGGTCGCCGGCAATTGCGACACGCCGGCCAAGCGCGAGGAGTTGCGTGAGCGCCTGACGGAGGCCGAATTCGTGCTGACGCCGGGCGGCGCGATGCTGTTCGTGGGCACGCCGCACACCGCCGAAAGCCTCTACGCCGAAGGCGAGAAGCTGCTCGACGGCTATCGCCGCCTGGTGATCCCGCTGCTCGACGCCGCGGGCAACAGCGCCTGGCCGGAACGCTTCCCCGCGCCGGCCATCGCCAAGCTGCGCGATCGCGTGGGGCCGCTGGCCTTCCGCCGGCAGATGCTGCTGGAGCCTTTGGCGGAGGATTCCGCGCGGCTCGACCCTGCCTTGATCGCGCGCTACGCGGAGGAGCCGGACTACCGAGAAGCCAATGGCCGCGCCGTGCTGACGCTGATGGGCCAGCGCCTGGTGTCCGGCGGCGCGTGGTGGGACCCCGCCTTCGGGCGGCCCGATGCGGGCGATTCCAGCGTCGTCGCCGCGACCTTCTGCGACGCCGGCGGGCGGCACTACCTGCATCGCATCGCCTACGTCACACATGATCCGGGCGCCGCCGACGACCCCGCGACGCAGCAATGCCGCCGCGTCGCGGCGCTGGTCGCCGAGCAGCGCCTGCCGGTGATCCGCGTCGAGACCAACGGCATCGGCGGCTTCCTGCCCGGCCTGCTGCGCCAGGAGTTTTCCAGGGCCGGCATCGCCTGCTCGATCATCGAGGTAGCGAGCCGCGTGGCGAAGGTCACGCGCATCCTCGGCGCGCTGGATCCGCTGCTCGCGGCACGGCGGCTCAGCGCGCACGACAGCGTGTTCCGCACGCGCTTCCCGCAGGAGATGGCCGCCTGGCGGCCGGATGGCGCGGGCCAGCGCGACGACGCGCTGGATGCGCTGGCCGGCTGCGTCGCGGCGGAGCCCGTGCGCCTTCCCAACCTGCCGCCGCGCGCGGCGCTGCCGGGTTGGAGAGGTGGATGAAGGCCCGGGAAGCCCTCTCCCCCCGCGGGCGGAGAGGGAATTTCCGAACCGACCTCACGCCCTCTTCTTCAGAATCTCGCTGCCGTGCCGCTCGACGCCCGCGTCCGTGATCTCGAACCGCCCATCCCCACGCTGCCGCGCCAGTCCCATCCCCGTGAGCCGTTCCAGGCACGGCCCGTCCTTCAGCCCGGGCGGCCTGCCGGGCGGGCCGACCAGGGTCAGCCGGTGCAGCGCGGACCGGCAGCAGGTCTCGAGATACGGCTCGTTCCACACGCTTCGAAACTGCCCCCCCGGCGCGCCGGCTGCAAGCCGCGCGCGATGGACAAGGAGTGACAGACGCATGCTGCCCGAAATTCCACCCCCGATCGTGGCGGCGCTGGCCGATGCGCCCCTCGCGCTGGTGCTGGTCTGGATGCTGTTCAACCTGCGCCGCGAGGTCGCAAGCCGCGCCGAACCGCCACCGGTCGCGCCACCGGCCGCGCCGCCCGACAGCGCGCGGGAGGAACTCGCCGCCTTCAAGCTGGAGGTTGCGCGCACCTATGTGCCGCTTTCGCTGATCCGTGATCTCGATGCGCGGCTGACCCAGCAGCTCGCGCGCCTCGAGGAGAAGCTCGACGAGGTCAGCCGCGCCGCCACCGCGGCCGCGGCGCTCTCGGCGCAGCATCTGCCGCCGCGCAGCTTCGGCTTCGTCGCACGCTCGGAAGGTCCGCACGCATGA